TGAGGTCGAAAGTGTCGTCTCGACCGAAGATGCCGTACTTACCGTCCTTGAACTTGGAAGACCAGGGGAAGCCTGGACTCGTAGAACGGTTAATACTTGGGATACCTATAGCAGGCATCCCCATGATGGCTTCTTCGAAAGAGAGAATGAAAGGGAACTCATGAGATGCGGGCCCGAGGATGACTTGTCGGACCACAGCTTTGGCTTGGGAGATTGCGAGGGCCTTCTTTGGGTCTGAGAGGAGGTAAGCGCTCTTGTCTTCACGGTCATAGTTGGAAACAGCGACCTGAAGAGGGTCAATGCGCTCGCCATTCTTGTAGAAAGGTCGAACGGGAGCTGGGAACTTCTCGGGTTCACCAATGGGCGATCCTGGAAAGTTAAGGGGCGAGGGGCGCATCGGGGAGTCAAGGGGACGAGAGGGAGTTGTGATTTTGGCGTCGGGAAAGAGTTCAGGATCAGCGCCGGGATACTCTGGCTTTGTAGTTTCGGTGCGGAGGAGGATGCGAAATTGATCACGAATCTTGGAAAACTTCGTGGGATCAACATAAGTCGCGAGTCCAAGACTAGCGGCACCAGCACTATGAATGCCGAAGATGATGCGTGGTCCAAGCCATCCTTCATGGGAAAGAAAGACGGGTGAACCACACATACCCGGGGCAGTCCCGACGTCATAGGCCATCTTGCGGTAGAGCACGCGAGGGAGGACGTCTTGATTGATGGGAGTGCCTTTCTGGGACACGCGATAGGTTGCTTTGGAATCTTCTTTGATAACACCATTGATGCCATCGTAGAAGACAATCTTTCGCGAGTGGGCTGAGAGTTGTGTGAGATCGGTGGGCTTCATGAACTTGGATGAGATGTCGCGAACACGGGCGTGTGGGGGAAGGATGGGTCGAAAACACCAAACGTCGTCTTGGTCGGTGAGTTTGTAACCTTTGGCGATGTTGGCGTAGAAGTGATGAGGAAGTTTAAGACCAGAAGGCGTAACAAGGTAAATGATGATGTCTCCGATGGTTGGGTCGCGCTGGAGGCGCGCGTCGAAGATAACCTTGTAGGTTGCAAAAACATGATGATTGATGAGAGCGAGGTCATTGTCGACGACCAGGACACAGGCGTCCATGATCTTGGTATCGACGGTGATGCGGAACACGTTCGCGGCTGTGGAAGAAACGACGGCTTGCGTATTGAGACAAACGCTACCGTTGTTCACGTAGCCGGACTTTGGGACTGCGGCTGCGCGCGCGGCGCGGGCGCCGAGGTCTTTGTTGGATTGACTTGAAAGAGAGGACATGGAGTGATAGATACCATAGGCCGTGGCAGAGACAGAGGTGATAACTGTAACCATGCCAAGAATAAGCTTCCACTTTTCAACGCGCAAGATAAAATCTCGCGCGCGTTCGTAGTAGCTACTCTTGATGGTTTCTTCGTGGTCTTGGCCAATAACTTCATGGGCAATGGACGCTTCGTAACTGATGGTCGCGTCGTAAAGTCGGCCGTAAACGTAGAAGAAGTCTTTACACTTTTCATGGTATTTATCATCTTTGGAGGTAAACAGGACATGGTCATAGGCGCGCCAATACGCTTCGGGGCAAGCATGGTAGCATCCACGGAAGATCTCGGCATGAGTTGGTTCTTCCATGGGCCAGGGAAACTTGAACTCCCTGGGCATAGGAACTTCAGCGGGAGCTGGGGGAAGCTCTGCGAGAGCGAGTTCCAAGACAGATTCGAGGCCTTGATCAACGTATCCGGGGTTTATTTCCGGGGAACGGATGCGGGCTTTGAAAGCGTCGAGGTTCTCAGCTTCCGCGAAACTGCGTAGCTCCTTGATGGTGGACTCGTAATGGGCCTTCTTGGAGCGCCAGGTATTGTAGACCCTGGCGACGAGTTCGTCGAAGGTGTAACGAGTGTTGTCGATAGGCTCGCCATTGAAGGAGTTGATGGCGGTGAAGTAGTAGATGTCCGTGTCGAGAGCACTTTTAGTCTTGCTGGTGTCGATTTGGACATACTTTCCTGAGGTGTCAGAATGGGGCACTAGATAGCGCTCGTGAACATGTACCTCATAGGAATGGCCTTTGAGTCGGCGCTGGACAGCAGGTGGGCAGGTGATTGATTGAGCTTGAGTCTTCTCCACACAACGGGAGTTGGTGGTAAGGATGAGGAATTCGCTACGAAAATCGCAGTTAAGTTCCTTGTCCTCAATAGAAGCTTTGTGGAGACGGTTTGGGAAGACGTTTCCTGCACGAATGATTTCCATGACTTCCGAGGTACCGGGGGCACCTTTCATATCGGCTTTTTGGAGAAAGTCGTCATAGATGGTCACGCACTGTTGCGTGTAACCATCCCAGAAATCTTGTTCGATGGCCCGCGGATAGACATAGCGGGTTTGTTGTTCGGCAGGGAAAGGGACTGAGGGCTCGGTGAGCGAGTAAAGAGCATAGCAAAGCTTGGGAAGCATGCCGGACTTGCCAACACCGGGAAGTCCATAGAGAAACAGGACAACGGGTTCTTGGCGAAAACTGAGAGCATCG